CAATATGAATGATTATAATGTCGTCAATAAAAGTGCGGGCGGAGATCAAAATGTCACACCAAACTTACCGTTATCAGCAGATAATCCATTACTAACGAGTAAATTTCGTAAACAGTATTTGCAGAACCACCAATAAAAAAGGGAGAGCCGAAGCTCTCCCAGGTTGCCGTAGGGTAAAAGGAATAAACTCCCTACGATTAATCATCATCCTCAGCAAGCTTTTCAAAGAACGACAAATCGTCATCATCTACAGCCTTAGCCTTAGGAGCTGGTGCCGACTTCCCTACTGCTGGTGCAGCCATTGAACGGGCAGTCGGACGGTCAAAAGGGATATCATCCTCATTGCGATAAGATGCACCAGCCGGTTCAGCAAGAACCTTCTCCAGCTTCGTCTTCAACTCATCATAAGACTTGAAGTTAGACGGCGCAAGAAAAGCCTGAAGCGAATGAGCACCCTGCCACATTGCAGCCATATCCTCATCACTAGCAAGAGCAGCTGGTGCATCAAACTCAGATTTATCGTAATTGCGATAGCCTTCGACCTTACGAATCTTTAGCTTGAAATTAGCACCATCCCACAATTCAAAAGGATTGAATGCGTTTACTGGATCGTACTTAGGATTTTCTGGGCTGCGACCCTGTTCATCGAAAGGAGGATGCATGACTTCATCCAGCTTATCCCAAATCTTCTTACCGAACTTGAAAAGAAAGACTTTACCTTCATTCTCAGGATGTGCAGGATCCTTGAGTACGACGATATTTGAGATGTAGTTGAGACGACGCTTACGCTGACGGACAATTTCCTTGTCCTTTTCGTTGCCAGAATTCCAAAGCTTGGAGTTCATTTCGGCTACAGGATCTTGCTGACCGATAGTAGTCAAAGAGTTCTCAATATACCAACCACCTGGACCCTGAAAGCCATGATTCCAAACACGGACCCACGGAACTTCTTCACCAGCAGGAGCAGGAAGAAAGCGAATAACAGCAAAGCCATTACCCATCTTATCTACTTCGGGCTGCCAGAAACGCTCGTCCTTAGACGAACCAGTTTCCTTAGTTGATAGCTTGTTGATTTCTTTGGTAAGACGCTCAAGTGAGGATTCGCGATTGCGCTTGAGGTTCATAAATGCTTCATTCATTTGTATATCTCCGTTGTATGTTGTTGTATAGATTTTTATTCACTCAATCATAATAACATGTTATTTATACACTATTCTGGTGCAAATGTCAAGACAAAAACACCTGACGCATAATCTTTTTAATGTTATCAGGATCAACTCTCACAAATGGCCTGTACTTCTTTAGTTGACGATACACCTCAGGCCATATGATGGTATCGCCAATTACCTTGTTCCATGCATCAAGCACATTGAAGGCAATATCAAAAGCAATCACGGTTTCCGCAGAGACCTTATTGCCCATATAAAGTTTGATTAGTTGTGGATGTTCACCAGTCGTCTTCAACAGAGACTTCGGATCATCCACATCATCAACGATTTTATTTAGTTCTTCCTTGAGCTGGTACGAGAAAGTTTCCATGCGCTTCAACCAAGCCACATAAACTTTCTCGGACTCGGGACCCGACATATCACCGACCCATCGCACACCAGCAGACGAGACAAAGTTAGCGACAAAGAAATTAGTTAGATCATCATCGCTATATTTGCGTTCTATCTTCCGAAAGAGATATTGATCCTTGCGTTTTAGAAATGACGCTTCGGATATCTTTTTGATTTTGCCAGAGTATTTGATGAAGTCGTAGTCGGATGTGAAGTGAAGCTTGAGGGCTTGATAGCGTTGGTATGCTGTCATGCCTTCCATATTTTCCAACCACGCTCTTCCATCTTACTGATACGCCATGGTGCAACAAGTTCCATAATACCGCACTGATTAGAGCGAATCTGTGTGTTCTTAATCGTATCAAATACGTCGCGTGTGATATAAAGTTTATCATTATACGGTGTGTATGATATGCAGCAATGCACCATATCAAAATGAGCAATGAGTTCCGCGCGTGTGGTGTATGATGTAGTAACAAACTGGTTCTTATGGTTCATATCGAACGCGGTAAATTCGATCTTGTCATTGTTCATATAGTCGGTGCTACCAATCTTGAACATACCAGGTCTAGATATATTCATATCATCAACATATTCTTTGACATACTTTTTTGTCTTAGCATCATCAAGAATGAAAACATCAATATCATGTGGCAGTTCCTTGCTAAGAAACGACGCAAAACAACCACCAGCGACAACTACCTTTTCATTATGCATAAGTTCTCTTGGCATAAACTTGAGATAGTTATTCTTTAGAACATACTTCATATTACGAATCTCGGCCTGTTCTGCATCGGTAAACAATGCATTGCGCGCCATCTGTTCGTGCTTGTAGTCAATGCCAAGTGTATCATCAACATATCCTTGCCTCGTTACAGAGCCATTTGGATTTGCCATCCATTGACCTAATGTAGGCAAAGTGGATCCTACAGCACTAGGATGACCAATACCACCAGAACCACCAGCACCTGTCGTTATTACAACGGTTCTATCGGATACCCATTGAGTGCTACCGACAACAGAACCATCGGCTGCATAATCATAGATGCCATCAGAATGTGATATTGAAGGATTAGGCAATTGATTGTCCTTTGGGTTGAGAATTTCACGGAGTTTATGATTGGCCTTTGCGTTGAGAATTTCACGGAGTTTATCATACGGAACTGCCATAACATGACCTATAGCTGATAAGATAAATTGATAAGGATCTCTCGCGTCTTCAAGTTCATAGCGACTGACCTTTACTGATTTATTAGTTACAGAGTAGTTGATAGTGAAACCATCAATGGTAAAATCTTGATAGATGTGAATGTTGTCAAGATTTAAACTGCGTATCCACATTTGGATATCACGCATAGGTGTAGCGGTGGATATCATATCGGAAGCTTTGCTCCAGTGCGTTTGATTAGATTAGAACCTAGCGCCTCTGATTGAATAAGTTTCTTGATCTTTGGTCCGATGAGACGAGGCACGCTCTCGGGTTCAAGCCCGGACGCGGTACACACGTCCAAGCAAGCATCAATGTATGTCATACCTTTATTGAAGACACGATCTTCCACCATGCGAGCAAATGTTTCGCTTGTCATAATGCTCGCTGGTGTATCGTTCATGCTTGCAATCATTCCTTCTTTTTCTTGGCCTTCCCTGCTGCTACTCCCGCCATCTCGATCTCCTCCAAAGAACGACCACATCCCGTGCATCTTCCATCATCTCCAAGTTTGCAAATTGAAACGCATTTTGTAGTATCGATAGACTCAACCAAATTTCGCAGCGATTCAGCTAGCCCAGAATTAGGAGCAACCATTGTTGTCACGCAACCATACATCATAGAATCAAATGCACCAGTTGCATAACCAGTTCTCGGATCATTTGTAAGCTGCAAGCCTACGCGATGAGTAGGATACTCATGTTCTTTAATAGAAGCCATCGGACCGCCAGTGTTCTTGCGCTTGATATCTTCGCTAAGAAGTTCAGGCCAATAAAGCTCTAGTGCGCTGCAAGCCTCAGTGCAAACAAAGAAGTGATATTCACCAGGCCGAACGCTAGTAAAGTCACCTGCTCGGAGAACAGTAACATCGGTAAGCTCGTAGTTATTCTTTCGTACATGGATTTCCAGTACTCCTGATTCGACGTAGAATCCATTCCATTTATGTTCATGTAGGTGCTCCGAGCAGCGAAAGCCTGCCTTTACGTTGATCTTATGTAGCTCGACCAATGCGTTCTGAATAATAACACTGGTGTCACCCCAAACCTTGCCTGTCACGTTAGCCATGAGTAGTGCCGTCCTCTTCTTCCTTTGTCAAATCAAATGGGCCATGAAATACGACTTCTCTATCGGTAGCTTCCCAACCATCGTTTTCCATACCTTCGTGCCACTCTTCATCAAACAACTCTTGGATACGCTCTTGCTCTTCTTCGTCCATGTCATCAGGAAAAGTCCACGAACATGCAACGCCATCATCAAAACTATGATCCATCAAATCATAATCAAGAGAATAGATATCAATACCATTATCATCATCAAGGTCAATATCCTCAACGGCTTTGAGATAATCCTTGAAATCTACATCGTCAGGAACATCGAACTTGGCATAACCCCAACGCCACCAAGTCTCGTATTCAATAACTTGCCCATCCTTATTGAAGTATTCAGTTTCCTGAATGTTCTTCTTATACCGAGTTTCCAGCTTCCAAATTGCCATTGTCTAACCTTTCACTTCTTTTCACTACATCGTCAATCTCAAGTAAACTATACAACAATGCGTCAAACTTGTCAAGATAAATCATGTTCGGACCATCGCACGGTGCATTATTTGGATTCTCGTGGACTTCCATAAACAAACCAGCAATACCTACAGCCGTGGCTGCGCGAGCGATGAGCGGTACAAATTCACTCTGCCCACCAGAGCTTGAACCATTACCACCTGGCAACTGTACAGCATGGGTGCAATCCATGAAGACTGGGTATCCATGATATTTCATAATCTCAAGCGAGCGCATATCGACCACAAGGTTCTTATAGCCAAATGTGGTACCACGCTCAGTCAATATGATTTTCTTGCAGCCGAAATGCTCAAGCTTCTTGACTACGCTACCCATTTCTTCGGGTGCCATAAACTGGCCCTTCTTCACATTGACTGGCTTATGAGTTTGTGCAGCCGATTCGAGAAGGTCAGTTTGCCGACAAAGGAATGCAGGGATCTGAATAACATCAGCATTCACTGCATCGCAATGCCAGTTTTCGTGTACGTCCGTGAGGACTTCAATGCCCCTACCACGGACGGCATCCATTCCATAAAAAGCCTCATCGAAGCCTGCACCTCTATAAGCAGTAGCGGATGTTCGATTAGCCTTATCGAAGGACGTC